GCAGTTAGCACTAGCCCCGTCCGCAATGAATTGATTAGAGAAGGCTGTCTGCTACTGCTTCAAGTTCTTCCCATGTAGGAGCCTTAATGGCTGAAGCTTCAAACGGAGTTAGTGCTGCGATTGCTGCTTCTTGTGATTCAACGTCGATGCCCCAGTCTTCAAGAAGATCACGGGCCTTAACAGGGTTAAGGTGATAGACGGTGCTTTGCATTTTGCCTGTACGGCTGATTGCCCAGTAGTTCTTTGTTAGAGGACCAGCTGGTGAGAAGTGTGCTGCATGCAATGTCTTGTAAAGGCGTGGGCTTGCGATCATCATCTGTCGCTCAACACCTCCTGGAACACTGAGGTTTGCAATACTGAAAGCTTTCTTGTCTTCAGGCTTGCTACCTAGCTTTACACACAATGGGTCATTTGCCCCCAGTGAAATGTATGAACGCTTGCCACTTGTTTTCTGTGACAAGAAGTGCTGCTTATAAACAGCAAATGGTCCGTTTGGATCAAGGAACTTGATGATTTGATATTCACCATCAGTAAACTTGAACTCAGATGGAAAGTCGCCTGAAGCGACTGATGATTTTTCTGCTGCATCCCAACCTGATTGAACTACAGGCTTTGATGTTGCTTGCATTGGGCGAGACTCAATTGGAGTGTTCACTGTTGCGAACGCATCTGTCTCTGGGACATAGTCCTCTGTACGGTTTACTGCCATATGTTTTTCATCCTTTTGTTTTAGTTTTCATTGTTTTCATTTGCTCGGATTTGACTCCAAGCCTCGGCGATATCCAAAGATACTTGCCGGTGTAATGGCCATTCTATGCGTTTTGTTTGCAATAGTCCAGCCTTATCTAGTATTTCTACCAGCTTTTCCACCATAGCTCTTGAATATAACCGTCTCCCTGCGTGGTCTTTCCCATTTACATCCTTCTTTGTTGGAAGTCTGTATGGTGAAGCCGGGAGGTAGCCTTCTTTGATCCATGCACGTATGGAAACAATTGGGCGACCAACCGCGGCAGCTAAAGCACCAATAGTAAACATCTCAAGGTCTCTGCCATTGGGTAATGTTTTTTTGACAGGTCTGGAATCCCAATTGGTATCCGTCTCTATCTCAGGCTTCTTAGCCGTTACTGGTTTGCGTTTCCGCTTACTGCCCGGATAATAACTATCCAAGTCAGCAAAAGTAGAATTGATTAAATCATCAGTCATTCGATGCTTTAACCAAGAATGCGTAAGAAATTTTAGATGGGAACATTGTGTCAACATCGGCTTCTGAAATCTCGCCGGTATATACACAAGACATAATTGCGTCTTCTTGAAGAACTGGAATCATCTTTACGCACTTATCGTAGATGCCACGCTCTTTAAGTAATGTTTCTGCAACATCCATATCAAGTGTTTTAGATACGCGACGTTGTTGTGTAAGAGTTACTTCACCTGTAATTTCATCATCAACTTTAAGGATGACGTGACCGCGATCATCTGTTTCACCGGCGGCTTCAACTGTAGCTTTAAGACGAGATTTTAATTCGTCTTGACGTTTTGTTAAAAGTTCAACTTCTTTTTTAAGCGATAGATACTGACGTAGATTTGATTTGATATCGAGTAAACTCATTTGTTTTCCTTTGTTTAGCTTAGAGCACTTGTGCTCTGTAGCGTCGTAAGGAAAACTTATACCCACCCACTGACAAGTGTCAAGTTATTTGGCGTTATTAGCCTTAATGCCTCGGTAACCAGTCTTTTTCTTGTTCATGCTTCCTGGCTTCTTATAGCCGGCACCATTAGGGGTAGCGGCAATTCGCTGAGCAAGGGCCTTAGCAATCTTGTCGTGGTGCTTACCCATTAGAATCCTTCACATAGGCCTGTAAAGCCTCAATAATGATTGAGGTGACAGTTACCCCATCTTTGGCCGCTTTGTACTGTACGGCCTTCCAGAGGTCGTCAGGGACCCGGATAGTGCGGGTCGGCGTCTTAGGTGCATTAGGCATCCTATAAGTATACCTGCCCAACGATTATTGTTGGGTGTAAAGCTGCCCCACCTGGCCTCGATCCAGGGACACCCGCATTAACAGTGCGGTGCTCTACCAACTGAGCTATGGGGCATTATGGCTAAACGGTAGCCATGTATAAGAACTCTTTCAAGCTTCCAACGTTCATGGGTATTCCACCCTGCTCATCAATACCCTCGCCATCTACTACCGCGCTTGCCAAAGCATTCTTCTGCTGTAAAGCTTCCCATTGGCGCTCCTCGATAGACCCAGAGATAATTACATCTTGGATGACAATTGAAGGCCAAGTAGAAGATGCTCTCATAATGCGACCGTTGCGTTGCACGGCCCCGCCCGAAGACCATGGCAAGTCATAGTTAACCAACAAGTTAGCTGCCGGTAGGTCTACTCCATACCCACCTGCGTCCGAGCTAATAAGTACTCTGATAGCTGGATCAGTATTAAAAGCAATCTTGTTTGCTTCTTTAGTCTTAGCGTCTAGCTTTCCAGAATACTTGCGACATTGATCTGGGCCTAAACCATTAGCAATCATGTCTAGCATGTCAACGTAAGTAGCAAAGATAACTACCTTGTTAGCTGGGTCAAGATCTAAAAAGTCTTTAACATAACTAATCAAATACTCAAGCTTTGGTGAATCATTAACCCCGTCTAACAAACCGGACTTAACCATTTCAGAAGCATAAGCTGACCCGCCTTTTGTGCCAAACGTTGGTGTCATCTGACTAAATCGAGCAACGGTTCCGTCTTCGTCTTCGTCTTCCCACAAAACAGTTTTGTCAACAGCATCATATTTTCTAGCACTAGTGCGTAATAGATCTGGGTGAGAACAAAGCATTTTTAAACAACCAATCTTAGACATGATGCGTCCGCGGATCTCGTCCTCTGGACCCCCGCCTTTTTTCTCGTAACCATAATGTGCAATTAAATTAAAAGATGCGCCAAATAAATTTTGAGCTTCATCTAAATCTCGAATTAAATCTTCAACAATAATGCTGTAAAGCTTGGAGCCTTTGCGATCAAGAACAATTCGAACAGGGTCTTTGTGAATTGAGTCTGGGAGAAAAGGAGCTACATCAGCATCTTTCTGTGCCTTACGCACACATGCTTCTTTTAACTTTTCGTGGAGTGTAGGAAGGTTACGGTAACGCTGTACGCCACCCCAGTTATTTCGGACAATAAAAGCCGAGTCAAAGATGTCAAAACGCCCTAGTACCCCAGCATCTACAAATTGCATAATGCTGAAAAGCTCTTCTGGCTTTCCGTTTTCAATAGGAGTACCGGTAAGAGCGTAACGATATGGTGCGCTGATAAGTCGCTTTACTGCTTTTGATCGTTTAGATCTAAAAGACTTGATTGCTGTGGCTTCGTCAAGGACAACAAATCCTCGTGGTAAATCTTTGATGGAATCCCAGTCGTTAACAATTTGCTCATAGTTAAGAATGATGTAATCAACCCCGGAATTCCGCCAATCCATAGCTTCGGCGTACTGCTCTGCTCTTTTCTTCGGCGTTCCATCAATAACCAAAGCGCGTGAAGTTCCATCGGTAAATTTCTCAATCTGGTTAGCCCATTGGTATTTCAATGAGGAAAGACAGATTATAAGCCCTGGCTCTTTAACTTTGTTCTCATCCATCAAACGTTCTATGGCAGCAATCGTAAGAACTGTTTTACCAAGTCCAAGATCGTATGCCACTAAAACCTTATGGCGTTCGACCATGCGGTCTACAGCTTCAGGCTGATAGGGAAGAAGGGTTCCTTTAAAGGTCAACGCTGATCTTCTTTTTTAGATCTTCAATAGTCCCATCGTTAATGATGGTCTCGTCAAATACCCAAGCGTCTAGTGCTGTTTCAGAAACGTGGTCGTTAACCGCGTCTACCCCTGGTCGTTCAATACGCCAGAGCTGTCCGCCCTGTGCTGTAAGAGCCGCTGCTTCATTAGGAAAACGAACGTCTGTAATAACGTATCGTCCTTCTTGTGGGTCTTTAATCTGTGACAAAGTCAAAGCAATCCATAGATACTCGTCAATCATGTTGCGTCCAGCTACCCCTGTAGATTGAAGTAACTTGCGTACTTGTGGTTCTTGTTTAGCTTCGTCCCATCCTTTAAGATTTACAAGGTCCTGCAAATAACC